TGTAGTCCTCGATGAATATGCCTCTATGAAGGTCGAAGTGTGGGAACAGATTATAAGACCTACGCTTGCAGATGTGAAAGGTGGTGCACTCTTTATTGGTACACCAGCTGGAAAGAATCACTTCTATGATATATGGCAAGAGGCTAAGGATGAGAAGAATGAAGATTGGGAGGCATTTCAATATACTTCAATAGATAATCCTATCCTCGACCCTAAAGAGATTAAGACAGCTCGTGATACTATGAGTACACAAGCTTTCAGACAAGAATTTGAAGCTAGTTTTGTCTCCTTTACAGGAGGTATATTTAAACAAGAGTGGATAAAATATGATAAAGAAGAGCCTAAAGAAGGCAATTATGTTATCGCGGTTGACCCTGCAGGATTTGAGAAAGTGGAGAAAGAACGTGGTCTCAAAGGTAGTAAACTGGATGAGACTTCGATTGCTATCGTTAAAATTCATAATGATGAGTGGTGGGTTAAGGATATACTCCACGGCAGGTGGAATATTAAAGAGACAAGTTCTAAGATACTACAGGTTGCAATTGAAAATAAAGCAACTATTGTAGGAATTGAGTCTGGTGCGTTAAAGAATGCCATACTACCTTATTTAGAAGATGAGATGCGTTCTCAGAGTAGATGGATTGTAGTAACAGATGTAACTCACGGTGGTAAGAAGAAAGCAGATAGAATTACTTGGGCTTTACAAGGAAGATTAGAGCACGGTAAGATTACATTTAATAAGGGTCATTGGAATAGAGATTTTGAATCTCAACTATTAGAATTTCCAACAAGTGGTACACACGATGATATGGTTGACTCGTTGGCGTACATAGACCAAGTAAGTGTCGCAGATTTTATGCACACTATTGAATTAGATGAAGAATGGAAACCTTTTGATGAAATAGCAGGATATTAATGGCAAAAAATTACGATTCAGAGAGACACTTCCAAGCACTGGCTAAATGGCTATCCAGCCGATTAGAACAGTGGAGAAACCATAGAGATAATAATTATCTTAAACCTTGGGATGAATACTATCGTCTATGGCGTGGTATGTGGACCTTAGAAGATAAAAATAGAGCATCAGAAAAGTCTAAGATTATAACTCCAGCCTTACAACAAGCAGTAGAGGCTAGTGTAGCAGAGCTCGAAGAGGCTACATTTGGTAGGGGGCGTTGGTTTGACATCCAAGATGACCAACTAGATGAAGATAAGCAAGATGTAGAATATATTCGTGGTCTATTACAAGAAGATTTAGAATCTACAGGTGCTAAAGATGCCTTATGTGAAGTATTTCTTAATGGTGCTATATATGGCACAGGTATTGCAAAAATAATTACAGAAGAAAAAGTACAGAGACGACCTGTAGAGATACCGGTAGAAGGAACACTAACTACATCTAGAGAGATTGAGGAGTATTCTAATGTAGATGTAAGGCTAGAGGCTGTCTCACCAAAAGAATTTATTATAGACCCTAGTGCTAATTCAATAAATGAAGCTTTAGGTGTCGCCCACGAAGTATATAAGCCACGATATGTTATATCTGAAGGTATAGCTAATGGAGTATACAGAGATGTAGATATTCAAGCGGATACTGATGTAGTTCAAATAGGTTATGACCCTGAGTATATAAGTAGGGATGCTTCAGACCAAATTAAACTATGTGAGTATTGGGGTAAAGTACCTAGAAAATTCTTGGACTCTAAAGTAGATGTAGAGGATTTTGAATATGATGAAGATGAATTAGTCGAAGCTGTTGTTACAATAGCTAATGATGAACATATTCTAAGGGCAGAAGAGAATCCATTTATGATGGTTGACAGACCTTTTGTCAGTTATCAACACGACATCGTACCAAATAAGTTCTGGGGTAGAGGTGTTTGTGAGAAAGGTTATAACCCACAAAAGGCTTTAGACGCTGAAATGAGGGCGAGAATTGACTCTTTAGCACTCACAACAACTCCAATGGTAGCTGCCGACGCGACTCGACTACCTCGTGGAATAAAACTTGAAGTTCGTCCCGGCAAGACTATCCTTACTAATGGGGACCCGAGACAGGCAATTATGCCTCTAAGTTTAGGTCAGACAGACCAACATACCTATAATCAAGTAGCTTCACTACAAAATATGATTCAAATGGGTACTGGTTCCGCTGATACAGGAGTCCCTGACAGAGCCACATCTAGTGGTATGTCTATGATTCAATCTGCCTCAATTAAAAGGCAGAAACGCACATTAATGAATTTTCAGAATACATTCCTCATACCAATGATTAATAAGAGTATGTGGAGGAAGATACAATTTGATGTCGAAAGATATCCAGTCAGTGATTACAAGTTCGTACCTTACTCTACTATGGGTATTATGGCTAAAGAGCTCGAAATGCAACAGATGGTACAGATGCTACAGTCAATTCCGAAAGACTCTCCCGCTTTCAATGTCCTGTTGTTAGCAGTCTTTCAGAACTCTAGTATCCATAATAGAGACCAAGTGGTACAATCACTTATGCAAGGTATGCAGCCTAATCCTGAACAACAGCAGATACAACAGATGACTATGCAGTTGGATATGGAGCAGAAGAAAGCTGAGATACAAAAGACATTAGCAGAAGCACAAGAAGAACAAGCAAAAGCTATGAAGCATCAAGCAGATGCAGGAGCTTCACAACCTCAAAGTGAACTTGATTTACAAGAGAGAATTATGGGCTTACAAAAGAAACTGATAGAGATGGAAAAGATGAAAGTTGACATTGATAAGCAAGTTTCAGAGACACAGAGGAATATACCTGAAGTAGAACATCTTAAATCAGAGACAGTTTTAAATTATGCAAACGCAAGAAGAAACAGTAGACGACCGAACTAAACAATTCTACAGAAATAGAACAGATTTAGTAGAACAGGATGGTTGGAGAGACTTAATTGAAGAATTAAAAAATCTCAAGGAAATATATAACAAATTAGACTCAATAGAGTCTGAAAGAGACCTTTGGTTCGCTAAGGGTCAGGTGTCAATTTTAAGGCAGATGATTGCTTTAGAAGAGGCAACTAAACTAGCGGTGGAAGAACTAGATTTATAGCTCCACCATTTTAATAACTTCATAACCCCTAGAGGGCGGAGAGAGATACAATTATGAGTAATATAGTAGTGGACGCTGATTCCCAAGAATCATCAGCAGCAGTAGAAGAATCTAACGTAGAAATTTCTAATATAGACGAAAGTACGATAACAGATAGTGTAGAAGATATACAGAGCTCCGCAGAGGATAATATTTCGGAAGGAACCCAAACCGAAGCTCCAGAGATACCTTCTAAATTTGCCGGAAAGTCTACAGAAGATATTATAGATAGTTATACTAACTTAGAAAAAGAACTTGGTCGTAAAGCACAAGAAGTTGGAGAGTTAAGAAAATTATCCGATAGTTTCCTACAAGCTGAAGTTGCAAGACAGCATAATCCGCAAGATAACACTCCATTAGAAACTCAAGATAATGATACTTCTGATGAATTTTTTAATGACCCTAATAAGGCTGTTAATCAAATCATAGAAAATCACCCTAAGTTTCAGCAGTTCCAACAGTTTCAAGCTGAACAGGCGCAAGCCGGAGCTAAAGCACAGTTGGAGCAAACACATCCTGATTTTTCCAATGTCATACAAGACAAAGGTTTTCAGGAATGGGTACAAGGTAGTCCGATTCGTATGCAAATGTTTCAAGCAGCAGATGCCTACAACTTTGATGCTGCTAACGAGTTATTGACCAATTGGAAAGATAGGTCTATGATTAGTAAGACTCAAGAAGTCAAGCAGAAAGCAGAAGTTAATAGGAAAGAAGCTCTTAAAGCAGGAACAACAGAATCGAGAACATCTTCAGGCTCAAAAGGAGGAGGTAAGACGTACAGACGAGCTGACCTCATCCGTTTAAAAATGGAAAACCCTGCTCGGTATGAGTCGTTACAAGATGAGATATACGAGGCTTATGCAGATGGAAGGGTTGTTTAATAATGCTAATATAACTTATAGGAGTTAATTAAAATGGCAAATATGACAGTTACGACAGGTGCAGTCTTCATCCCAGAAATTTGGTCGGATGAAGTAGTTGCTACCTACAAGTCGAATCTAGTTGCAGCCAATCTAGTACGAAACCTAAACCATAAAGGGAAGAAAGGAGACACAATCCATATTCCAACGCCGGGAAGGAATAGTGCTAGTGCGAAGGCAGCTAATGCAACGGTTACCTACATTACCGATACAGCTACGGATACAGCAGTAACCATCGACAAACATTTCGAATGGTCAACACAGATTGAAGACATCGCTAGTCTTCAGGCGTTGAACTCAAT